ACTGGAAGTCGTCGTTTACCTCGGAGACTCCGTTTGTCTCTGTGACGGTGCCTAGGCCTCGCGAAGAGATGCCAAGCTTTACGCCACACTCAACCAGTGAGCGAAGAACCTGTCCTGATGGGGTGTTCAATACCTGAACTTTTCCCATTACATCATTTCCGTCCCACCACAAGTCTGTTACCATGTGGGAGGCGTTCTTGAGATTTACAACTGAATCTTCGGGGTGGTCAAGTTCACCGAGTGCTCGTCTTTCCTGTACGATCTTGGCGTAGTTTTGTACTTCTCTTTTCAAGATGGTCTCAGAATAAACGCGGCCGTTGCCATTGCGGATACCACACGTCTGCATCCTGCCAGTGAGGATCATTCCGCCTTCGGAAACAAACTTCTTTTCAGCCTCGGTGAGAAGGTCTTGGCATACACCACCTTCGCAAAGTTCGTAATATTCTCTAAGAAGCATTTTCTTTGACATAGCACTCTCCCAAATATAAAATGCGGGCGTCACCCGCACGAGCTAAGAGCCCTTACAACAATGTCTAACTGGTTGAATCATCCATCTCTTGGTGGTCATGATTTCCTCCGTCAATCTTAAGGCCGTGGTCTCCGAATAACATACTAAGAGCGTATGAACTTCCCGAACTCAAACAGCCTAAAACGAGCAAATTCGCGATATTATACTCAAATGTAAATAGTTCCGTATATTTGTTTAGGCCAAACAAAAAGACGCCCACCCAAAAGCCCAAACACATGGGACAATGGAAGAGTTCGCCAAAGAAACCTTTGGCGGGTCTTATGCGATTAAAAATCGAACCATAAACTAATATTTGTGTGAGACCGTAGGAGGCCAGAATAAAATAAATGAGATCCAATTACAACCTATTCTTGATACATGTGGCCGTAGTAGTAGCCAGGGAAGTAATCCAAGGCACCCTTTGTGCCCTTCAATTCTTCGTGAGGAACTTCGCCAAGTTCTGTGGAGTCTGCCGCATCGGGATCCAGCAGTCTTTCTCTCTCCACATCGTCCACAAACTGGTTTACGTCCAAGAATGTCTGCTCACTGGCGATGAATTCTGATATTAGATAAAGGCCGGCATTGAATGTGTCCGTGTAGTCGCTTTCGGTAGGATATGTGCCCTCGATGGAACCATATACATTTCCGCCGCGTACGGATTCTGGGTCGATGAAACCTCTTCTGTGTAGAAAATCGAAAAGACGATCCTGTGTTTCATATGCTAGATCGTTCTTGTTCGTCTTCGTGAAGGTAATGATCTTTCCCTGAGATGGGTTAATAACGATATCGATCATATCGTGATCCATAATCATAATATTACCATCAATGGTTTTCCTTGCAACAAGCTTAATAATCTTATCCGGCTTCTCCTCTGGGGGAGTTACCAATACTTTGATATCGTTTGTTGCATCGTCCTCGGGGGGCGTGACCAAAACCTTAATCGCCATTATACTTCAAGCTCCTCGGCCAGTTCCTGCACCTTCATAATTGTAACAAGTGATTTGTCGGTGAGCCTCTGAGACTTCATATTCTCTAAGATCTCGAAGACCGAGCTAATCTTCTTTTTTACATCTTCGTCATGACCTTGGGCAGTCGAGGCCTCTGTCAACACATCCTTGATTCTTCCGATCTCCTCGTTTAAGTATACATTGAACTGCAACTTGCCCTCGTCATTAACGGAGTTGACAAAGTGCCGGAGGAGGGTGGCCTGTTTTTCATTCAAATTATCATATGTAGAATTAAAATTCTCAACGAACTTCTTGTATACGATATTATCAATTGGCTTGAGTTGGGATGTGGCTTCCTGCTTCTTCTTCTTGGACAGAAGCATATTATCAACGAGGGCGCCCTCTAGAAGTACGCGCTCCTTCATTGGCATCTCTTCGTGATTGAAAAGCTGGTACACTGTTGCAATACTCTTGTAGCTGGGTACAAAATTATCAAACACATCCTTGGAGATAGACTTGTTGATTTTGTTGATCAACCTAGTCTGCTCATTGAACAATTCTTTCTTATCGAGCTTATCGTGCTCCTTCTTTACTTCGCTTAGAAGCTTCTCAGCAGTGTGCACCTTGAGCTTTCTCGTCTCCAATACGGCTCTGTATAGGTCTAGTTCCTTTTTCAAATAGGAATCTTTCGTGAAATATTCCTTTACCACGGAAACAATTGTTTCCTTCTTTGACGCATTGTTCTCTACGATGCACTTCGTAATCTCTCGAACCAGGACTTCGTAAAGAAAAGCGGTATTTCTTTTCTTATTGTGTTTCAACTTTGTCATGACTTTCGTTTAACTCCCCTTTATTTGTTGTTTCTTTCAACTTAAGTTCGTTGATCAAATTGCTGACGTCTCTGCTCAACTTGAGCATTTTATGCTCGGCTTCCTTATAATTAGACTTTCCTTCCTCAAACGGGACATCATTCAGTCCGGAATCCAAGAAAGCGCCGATGGACGGTTTGCCCTTCCAAATGTTTCGCTTGGCGGATGAGGCGGTTTCTTTTGAGTATTTAGCATGATGCCCCCGGGTTTTGGCACCTTGATCGCGACGATCACCTCCTCTTTTCCCAACGGGGATATAACCTTTGTCGTGCCTCTTAGACGGCCGTCGGCCGTGACGGTCTCGTTTCCCGGGGGCAGCAAGTAGTGTAGAGTCCTCACCTTCACCTTCCGGGGCGATGGGCTCATCTCCCAACTCGTCACCAAGGTCGGTGTCAAATTCGTCACCACCGAGGTCTCCTCCGAGTTCATCGGCGGCGAGGTCGCCGCCTAGGGCTCCCGGGCCGGAAGCTGCGACTTCTTCTGCGACGGCATCTAGTTTCGCATTTGTGTAACGATCGTAGTGCATCTCTCTTTGGTTGCGGACGAATTCTTCATCGGAGATGTTAAACAGGTGCTCTGAGACCCATCGTTTACTGAAGAAGCCATCGATGGCGGCGTTGGCCACGTCAAACTTGGTCTTCCAGTGCTCCAGTTCCTGTAGCTCTGCAATCTTCGAAGGATTGTTGAGGGACAGCTTAAATGAAATCAAGTCGTCGCCGCGGTATCCCAATGTATAAAGATGAATAATACCAATCTTCTCAAGTTCAGTAATGATAACACGTTGAAGTCTCTGAATTGTTCTAGCGAACCGAATGTCCTTCTGGGCCAAGGTGGCCTTGTCCTCGTCGGCGCCCTCTGCTCTTGACAGATAGGAGGCCGGGATTTTGAGGGCCGCGAACAACTTATCACGGAGATACTTCACATCGTCAATATCGCCGGTGTACGTACCGCCAGGGAGAGACAGGATCTCAGATGCGGATCCCTGACGAACTGGAATAAAGTAATCCTCGTCAATGCTTAGTGGGTTGTAGCGAAGGTCAACGCGGCCGGTGTCCGTATCAACAACTTGGTTTCGCTTCATTTGCGTAACCACCTTCTCCATGTACTGCTCGACGTCCTCGGGCGGAATGTTTCCGACGTCGATCTTGAAGACTCGACGCTCTGGTGAACGGACGATACGGTATGCCATCATTGCGTCTTCAAGCAAAGTAAGTTGGCGCCAAATACGTCGTGCGGGTTCCAACACGGATGTGCCATAGGGGGCATACTTGTCATTTCCCAAGATCCTGAAGTGTGCGATCTGCCAGTTCTCTAGAGTTAGGCCAGCAGAGTTCCACTGAAACTGAACATAGTTTGGATTTGTCTCATCCTCTCCCTCCAGTCGTTCAATGTCTCTTGTGGGAAGACTGATAATATTCTTTACACCATCATTCTCGTCGATATCAATGTATAGGAAATAATCACCATATTTACACATTGTACGGCTCCAGCCAAACATATTGTGTTCGATGTTCATTACATTGTGATAAAGGGAATCAAGGATGGTTTTGATTTCTTCGTTTGGGCAATTAATCTTGATGAGTGGCTGGAGATCTGACGAAGTTGTCATCTCATCCGCGTAAATGTCCAAAGCAGAGGCAATCTCTGGAGTGTACTCCATTTGATCAAAATCTGTATATCTGATGCCGCGGCCATGGGTCTGGTACGTGTCGTGGATCATGCTCGAAAGCATATTGTAGTTTGCTTTCTTGAACTGCTTACCACTAGCCGAAGTGAAGCTAGTGGAATATTTATCCATATGCTTCCGGCGCTGATTTCGAATGGCCTGCGTGCGGTAGTTGACTATTGGTCCCGAAAATATACGAGTAAGTCTTTTAAACAGTGCATTTTCTGGATTGTTGGGATTGTTTCTCTGATCGGCCATTTATTCTTATCCTTTAAGTAACCAAATGAATTCTCTTCGTTCCTTTATATTATCAGAAGTCTCGATCGCTTTATAGCCTTTTTGTCCCGGAATTGAAGTATTAAACTCTCTTCCGCTTCTGTGCATCGAGTTCAGGATAACTTTCGAGTATTCCACGCCTCTCTTATTCTCTTGCAGCGCCGTATCTCTGATCCAACAACCAATCGCCAGCGACATCACAAGATCATCGTTGTACATTCTCATCGCCTGTGGGCGGCCGTTGTGCCAAACAAAGGTTTCAAGCTCGTTGAACAAGCGAGTAGAATATATAGTAACTAGTTTATTTCTAATGAATTCTTCCATTTTCGCGACAATCAGAGGTCGTGTCTTGGAAGTTGTAGAAAAACCAGCAATTGCGTTGGACTTTGCTTCTGCGGTGTATTGGTCGACATACTCGTGAGTCGATTTGATTGAGTGATAGATGTTTGCACACCCCAACTCCTTCAATTTTTCAAGCACAGAGAACCCAACAGAGTTGTTTTCGACAACAATCATACAATCGCCGAACTCTTTCCCTGTATTAAAAAGAAGGTTCGCGAACTGATCGGGAGTAATCTTTGACTGATATTCTCCGACGATCTCCATTGTCTCCATTTTCAATATATGAAATACAGAACTGTCCTTATCATCGCCGCGGGCGACGTCTGCCACAATAAAATAGGAGCAGATAGGATCATAGTTCTCCCAGAGCCACAAATTTCTATCAAATCCGACTCGATGTGCTGGGGGGCGAAGGAGCGATTTCAGGCGGGTCATATCCTCGGGATCGATGACCGTCTCGCCTGACATATTGAAGTTACACTCAAACTCCTGTGCAATCTGCCTTCTAGACATATTCTTGGTTTCTTTTGCAAACCACTCCATGTTGCGATCGGGGTGCACATCCCAAGGCAACGTTGTCATATGAAAGTCGTTCTTTTCGGCTTGAGCATCGACACAGATCTGGTGAAACCAGTTTCCAACGCCATTGGGAGTTGAGAGGGCAATACACCGGCCACCAGTCGACAACGTTGGATACAAACCGGTCCAAAGCTCGTCCAACCCCTCAACATGAGCGGCCTCGTCGACGACGAGAAGAGAGAGTGCTTCTGAACGGCCGGCATCCGAACTAGTTGTTGAGGCCTTAATTTGTGACCCGTTATCCAACTCAAAAGACGTCCTGTTGTCAATTGTGATCTTGGTCATTTCCATCCAATCAGGGAGAGATTTAATGATTGATTTGACCTTTTTTACAAGGTTGGCGGCCGTTTGAAACTTAGTGGCCATCACAAGAATGTTCTTTTCCTTGTGAAACATCATCATCCAAGCAACATATGCCGCTGTGATCGTTGAAATACCCAACTGTCGGGCTTTGAGAATCACGTTGAAACGATAGTCGTTGAAATCTTTTAGGAGTTCAGTCTGAAAGTCGTATGTCTTGAACGGAATGGTTCCGTGGATGGGGTGTGAAATTCTAGCGTAGTTGTTAATGAAATATACAGGATCCTTACCACATTTGACAATTTCTTTGATTACTTCTTTTTTTGTCAACTGATAAGACATATTTATTAATCATTTCGTCGCGTAACATTCTTGGCCTTTGGGCCTTTGCCCAACTCCAAAAACTTCTTGATACTGTTGTCGAGTCTATCCTCAGAAGATCCGGCAGACACTTCTTCTGTTTCATTGAGCCCACCAATGACGAAAGGCATCTGGGCCTGACACCAAGTTCTGTAATTTGAAACGTTCTGGACGAGAATGTCTGCATCGGCGTCCTTTGTTAGGGACAAGGATGAGCCCGTGACCTTCTTGTATTCCTTCTTAAGAAATTTGACAACCTGCCCGATCATACCCTCAACTTCATTCTGAAACTGATCGTCTTTTACTTCCTTGAGGTTGAGTTCACTCTGGTAAGTAACAATTAGCTTGTTTCCGTGAAACTTGACACCGAAACCATCCATGACCCTGCTGTCGTTGATAAGGTGACCTTCCTCTCTCTTGAGGCCAATCTCGATTCTATTTCCATCTTCATCGAGGGCTCCGTCGTATCCGTTTGCGGCGGCCTGCTGAATTCCTCTTACAATTTCTAGTGCTGTTGCCATTACTTTTCTCCCAATTTGTGATAAGAAGCCAAGAGATCCACCCTTTCGCTCAAGTTGCTCCATCTTTCTTCTCTACCCTCTACAAATTGAAGATAGCATCTAGAGCAACAATCGTATTTGTTCATATACACATCGTCTTTGATGTCGAACGAATACTCGAAACAAGCAGGACATGTCCTTTCGCTTTCTCTGTTAATTAGTTTTTTGGAAACTAAATAGCCATCTTTTTCAACTTTCTCAGAGGCGAGGGCTCTCTTTATATTTCGTATTGAAATTTCTTTTAGTTCCTTAAGATGCTTTTTCTCTTTTTCCTCGTCCCAAAATGATCGAGGGTTGGCCACCGCCACCTCACCATATTTTTGAGCAATGGCTTGCTCATATTTTGCAAGGTCTTTTAAATTAATTTTCATTCGCAATCAACTCCAACGATCGACATCAAATAATTAATCTGCACCTGCTGTGCTTCCAACTGTTTCTGTTGTGATTTTATCCCCTCAAGCAAGACGGGTACCAATCTCGTGTAATCTAGGCCCTGAGCATCATCGCCATCTGTTTCCCACTCAACGACACTTGGAATTACTTGGCCAACTTCTTCAGCAATAAAGCCATATTCGGCGGTATTGTCATCAGTTCTTACGTATGTTACGCCGCGCATTTGCCTGATCAAATCCATTGGGTTTTGGATGGTCTGAACCCCTGACTTGAAGCGCGAGGAACTATATGTAGTGTATGCCACCGCTTTGATCTTCCCTGCATTTCCCGCAGCGTTGGGAAGAGTCACTCTGTGTGTAATATTGCTTACCGATGTGAAGCCGCACCCCATGAAGCCCGTATTAACATCGTATAACATGCTGGTATTTGATTGAGATCCACTCAGGTTGTATTGAATCTGGCCCGTCGAGCCAGCGACCGTGGCAACATCTTTCGTCTCTTTCTTGACTTCTCTCTTGAGAAAGGATCTCTGATATCGGGCCGAACTGCCCGCTCCTCTTCTAACTCCCATTTTGTTTCTCCTACTTGCCCGCTTCGGCTGCTGCGAAAAATATCCCCAAAGATACAGCAGTTCCGACTAGAAAGCCGCCGGCAACCCACCACTCAACATTGGTGCTGGATGCCTCGACAACAAGATCATTCAAGCGGGCGATCTCGTTGTCCTTGATTTCGATTATAGACTTGTATTTCATATTGGCTGAATCTAGAGAAAGCCGTATACTGTCGTTCAATAGAACGTTCTTGGCCTTTTGCTTCTCAAGTTCGTAATCTGTCTTTATTTTACAGTCCAGTGCGGCGTTTCTTTTATATGCCAACATCTGTATTGCTGCGCGACTGTTCAAAAGCACACCGTCAAAGGGAACTATATC